CAGAAGCCAAAATGACGGCGATTAGCGACTGGCGACTTGCGACTGGAAGCGGCAAGAACCAGTCGCTAATCGCTAATCACCAGTCGCTGCCGTTCAGATAGATGCCAGAACATCGTTTAACAGATGTCCCGCGTCGGGAGCAGTGACGACCTCGGCGACCTCGTGGCGGACGCGGATGACGGTGCTGCGGGAAGGCTCGTCACGGTAGCGTTCAACGACGAAGTTGGAAAGGGTTGGTCGGTAACCAAAAGCAGGTTGATTGATGGCGGGGCGTTGGGGCACGAAAGCGATGACGACCCGATCGCCCCAGACATACTGTAAGTTCGGCGTGGCGCCCTCAACGGCAGTGTCCATCACCATGTCGCCAATGACCACTTCCCGAACTTCCAGCCATCGGGCAAGGATGTCGGTGGAGAAGGTAGCATTGGTGAACTTCAGTCGGTCGGCAACTTGTGCGTGTTCAATCAAAACTTCCCAAACGGGTCGGGAAACGACGACGGTCGTCGGGCGAACGCCGATTCGTTGGCTGACGGCAACGATGGCATTCTTCAGGTCGGCGATGGGTGTTGAGTTCGCTTGATCCCACTTGGTCGTCGGGGTTGTTCTGTAACCCGCTGTCGTCAGGGCATTGACAACGGCATCCCTTGCCCGAACTTCCGCATCCAAAGTCAACATGTCAACAAGTTGGGTCGTGGCGGCGACGAAGGGGTCAATGGGGTTCTGGCTCGCGGCGACATCGCGGTCGTCAACGGGAATTTCAAGGGCATATTCCTCGCAAAGGAACTTCACCGAGTCCACCGACCAATTAACTCGCCTTGCTTGGCTTCCCCGTCCCCGTCGGGCAGACTCGCGGCGAAAGGCATCTTTGCCGAATCGGGCGATTTGCCCTGAGACGGATGAGACGGGCAAGGTGGGCAACAAGTTTTCGGCGACCGCCCCTTGCGCGCGGTAGCCGATGGCGACTTGCGTCAATACAGGGTCAACCAAAATCACATCCCGAACATCCGTCACCTGCGGCATTATTCGGTCACCTCCTTAGTTTCTTGGGGCAAAGGTTCAGGCAGCAAGCGATGGCGCTCGCATTCCAAAACGCCCCATGCCGTCAATTGGGCGCTCCGCAAAGTCGGCATTTTCACATAGCCCAAATCCGTCAACAGTTGCAAGTTCCGAAGGACTTGAATTTGTTCGTCTTGGCTTTGGGCGTTGAAGGCGCTGAACAAGTCATCCAACGAGACGCGATGGTGTTTCCCGCTCTTTTGCCATGCCTCGTAAAGGATGGACAAGATTCGTTCCCGAATTTGTTGGTCGGTCATCATGGTCACCTCCTTCGTCCCTCGTCCCCCGTCCCTCGTCCCGTCCTTAGAACTCAAAGGGTGCCAGCAGAACTTCAATGACTTGTCCTGCTGCCGTCGCACCAGTTAGCGCAAAGCCGAGAATGCGTTGCTGCCCTGTTGGTGGGTTGCCGGAAGCGGCGCCGTGATTGTGGAAAGCCCCTGCTGCTGACACTCGCCCGTTGGCGGCGGCAACGACGGGGCTTCCGATGCTGATAGCGCCAGCGGCGACGGCTTTGCTGATGCCGTAAAGCATCACGACGGCTGTCTCGCCAACATTTGGTTTGTTTTGCAAGATGCCGATGGCTCGCTCGTTAGCACCTGCCAAAACGACGCGCCCTGTAGCATCCAGTCTGACAGGAGCGAAGGGGTAGTTTCGCAAATCCGCCCCCGCCACGAAGGAAATCTCTAACGCTTCCCGATAAGTCGCCATCTTTCATCACCTCACTTGTGGACTTTGTATTCAGCGAAAACAAGTTCAGGTCGCTCGGAAGCGGCGATGCGAATCGCGTCAATGAAGTTCAAGTTCCGTTCGCGGGCAATTTTCTCGGCGTAAGTTTGCAAGGTTTCAGTTTTCTCGTCGGGTTCAGTGGCAGAAAAGCCGAGTTCGCCCAGCGGGACAAATTGAATGGACTTGATGGCGTCCATCAATTTGCCCGCCAGTTCGTCGTTTAACTCCGCGAGAACTTCCACGAATTTGTTGCGACTGGCAGGGGCAAGGGCAACTTTGCCCTCGCTGAAACGCAGTGATGCCAACTCGTCGGCAAACTGCCGCTTCCGTTGCTCCGCCTTTAGCCGTTGCACCTCTTGCTCTAATGCAACGACTTTGGCGGGGTCAAGGGTTTGTTGCGGCTCATGAGCGATGTTCTTTTCCTCGCTCATGTTTTCACCTCCTTCGCCAAATTTGCTTCGTAATCGTTCGGCAATGGACCGAACGCGTTCTTTCACATCGCTGGGCAAATCAACGCCCCCACGAGCGCCCGCAAGGATCGCCAAAACTTGGACGACGGCTCGGAAGATGACGCGGGGTTGACCGTTAACGATGTCAATAACTGGGAGTTTGTAAGAGCCGAACAAATCTGGATTGGCTCGGTCGTAAGCGAGAAACCGCCGCCGATATTTCCGCCATTCCTCATTGCCCCATTCTGATGGGTCTCTCTCCGAAACCCATCTTCGCCATCTTCGTTCGCTTGCATCGGCGTCCCATTCGTAAGTGCGGTCATCGTGGATGGGAAATTGCAACGGGTCATCGTTTGCAGTCCAATCAGGATCAGCTGCGGCAAGGGCTGTCAAGCCTTTGAAGAAGGGGCGATTGGTCAATGCGATGCCCGTCAAAACATCTTCGCCCAAAATCTTGCCTGTTTGGGGGTCAACTGCTCCGCCCAATTCAACGCTGACATATTTGAAGCGCTGCTTTTCAATGGCTTCCTTGCCGATGTCCGTCCACTCAATCAACGAATAAAGCCCATCTTCCCGAACTTCTAACGCCCGAACCCAACCCGCAGCGCCCAAAGCGGTGTATTGGTGCTCAAAGTTGACGGGGACATCGCGACCTAAAACGCCCGCATCAAAGTTTCGCTTGATCGCCTGCAAAAAAGCGTCGTCAAGTTTGATTGTCCGACCGTCTCGCTTGAAAGTTCCTTTCGGTAAAATGCGAATCCAGTCAGCGAATTGCAATGACTCAACGAACTCTATTGGCTTCACCATGACACACCCCCCAGTGATGGCACCAAAGGCGTCCCAGCGAACCAATCCGCCCTGATTGGTTCTGCAGGCATCGCCCGAAGTGCCCTTGCCGTTTCGGCGACGATGCGAGCGTAATCTATGGCGCGACCAAAGTGGTCTTCTCGTCCTCTGGCGTAATCCCGCTTGCCCGTTTCGTCAATCTCAATGATGTAGTTCTGCAAATGCTTGACAACTTGTTCTGTGATGGCTAAGCCTTTGCGCGGGAAAATGATTCGCCCTGAAAGCACCGCATCAACCGTCCCGTCCATTAACTCAACGCGTGGGATGGAGATGGTCTTGATGGGTTGCCCTGTCTCCTTGTCTTCTTCGCTGATTGACATCCTTTGCCCGCCAGTATCGTAAACCAAAACGCCTTTGATTTCGGGGGCAAGTTGTCTGAGCAACTTTTTGGCGCTGTCTTTGTAGGGCATGGCGTTGACGGCGATAGCGGAAACTTTCAGCGAACGAACTTTCTGGGCAACCCGCTCCCATTTGTCCATCCCGCTGATTTCTTCTGCCCAAATGAGCGCCAAAACGCCGTCGGGAAGTTGCTCAAGGATGACCAGATGCAGCCGATCGCCCACATCCAAGCCCGCAAAGCGCTTATTTAACTCATTCAATATGCCTAAATCGTGAGTGCCGTAAATCACCTTTTCAGGCGCAACTGGTTGCCGCTCGCCACCAGAGTAAGGCAAGCCCAAGACGGAGTTGAAAAAGCGCTCTTTCCGTCTCAGCGAAAATTGCGCTTGATGCCACAAACGAGCGACATCCGTCGCCGTCATCGTCGCCGAATAAAGTTGCGTCAAGTGATAGCCGTGAGCATCTCGTTCGGGATATTTGGCAACCCATTCTTTCTCTAGCGACTGAGGATTGACGATGAGCGACTGGCAGAAGGGACAGCAATAGGAAAACTTCCATCGTCCATCCCAAGTCGTGGCGTCCCAATCGCCGCCCCACAAGGCAGGCTTGTCTTCAACCGTCGCCATCAAAACTTTCGGGAAATGCTCTTCCATCGCAAACCACTGCTTGCACTTTGGGCATTTGAGATGAAAGTATCGCTGATCCGTCATCGCAAATCGTTCATCAATGCCGTAACCCGCAACGGTCGGTTGGCTGAACCATCGCTCCCATTTCAAGGGCGAATGGTAAAGGCGTTCCTGAAGCGCATCGGTCAAGGAAGGATTGAGGGTTTCCACTTCGTCAACGAAGATGGCATCCAGCGGGAACATGCGGACATCGGCTTCGCTCTGGACGGGCATGTAAAGCAGCCACCCTTCCCAAAGCCGCTTTAGGTAAAGGTTGTCTCTCAAGCGATACTTTTTCGGCAACCCTTCCACTTCCTCCTCTTCGCCGAGCAACTCCTTTTCGGCGCCTTCAACCAAAGCCTTTTGCAAGACGGGATTTGCCCGAATTAGTGGCTCAACCCGCCGCTGGACTTGCATCCGAAGGAAGCGGAGCGATGAAAGGAAGTAGGCGGACGAATAGCCTTGCTTACAAAGCCAAAACTGCAGTCGCAGCATCAACTCAGTGACGCCCTTTTGCGCCGCCTTTTCAACGATGACGACTTGGGCGTTATCTTCCGCAATGGCTTTCAAATCTTCGTGCCCCTCCCAACGAAACTCTTTACCATCGGGAAGTTTTAGCGCTGCGATAAACTCCGTCACCTTTCCCTCATCCCTCGTCCCCCGTCCCTCGCCCCTCGTCCCTTTCCGCTTAAGTGCCTTTCTCAGTGCTGGGTCTACGACGCTTAGAGCGCTGAACCGCTTGCCGAACAAGTTCCTTAAGGCGCTCAGCATCGTCTTCATCTACGCCGAAAACCTCCCGCTGGTAAGTCTCTTTGCATACACGC